TTAACTGTGAATTGTTTCATGGTTTTTTCTTTCTATATTTAGAATGAGGCGGGATTGTGTCCCGCCTCAAAATTAGTGATTAAGCACCTGATGATGCAAAAATACCTCTAGGGTCAGATACGCCAAATACGTATCTTTCTCTAGCTTTGTATCTTACATTGCCAGTATCAAAATCGCCTTCCATTTTAGTAGTCAATGGAGCTCTTTCAAGATGTTTCATTCCATTAGGAACATCAGTGATTAGGAAGAAAGCATCTGGATCTGTTAAGAAGTTATTTACTGAATAACCTCCTGGAACCATTCCTTTACTTACTAATGCATTGATGTCATTGTCAGCTGTTCCAACTCTTTGAGAAGACTTCATAAGTCTTTCTGCTGTGAATTGTAAAGCTGATGGAATAACCATGCTTTTAGCGCTAGCAGCAATTTTCAAACCTCTTTCATCAGTAAGCGCTGCAATGTCAATCATTGCTTGCTCTAATGAAGTTTCGTTTAAATCAGCTGCAGTTGCCAATGTGTTACTGAAAGTCCCGTTTATAGTCGGGTGGTTAGATGCAAATAAATTGCTTCCGTCACCAGCCTTAAAGTTACCATTGAATCCATTGTTTAATGGAGACGCTGCTTTGATTTGCTTTGTTTGAGCCATAGATCTTGCCAATGCTTTAGTATACCTTTGAGCAAGTCTGTCGTATAGATTGTCTTCAATCGCTTCTTCAGTGATCGCGAACCCAAGAGAGATAGTCTCATGAGTGTATCTTGCTGAAAAAGTTTCTTGAGCTTTATCAAACTCTACTCCAGAACCTTCTGGTTTTACTTTTGCTTGACCGAATCCTGATAACATTACTTCTTCTTCAAAAGCTCTGTCAGATGACTCAGTTGTGTATATAGCAGTATGTAAATTATCATACTGTTTATACTCCAGGCCGAATAGTGCATTCAATCCTGGCTCTAGTTCTTTAACTAGTTGGTTTCGTGATATAGCCATAATTATATACTCCTATTATATCCCTGCTACGTTATTTCCTAAGATATGCTCATTAATGATAACTCTAAGGGCAAAGCCCGCAGCAGTAGTATCAGAATGATTTGGATCTCTAGAAACACCTAGTATTTTAAGTTGAGCAATAGAAGCACCTGTTGTAGCCGAAATTTTTGATTTCGAAATGAACAACGGAGTAGTTCCTACTGCTGCGACCTGGTCAGCACATCCACCAACTTCATTTTGGTTGAATGCAGTGTCCGCAGACATGATTTCATAAACCTGTCTAGGGTCGTCGTTTACGAATGCAACAATATCAGTAGCAGTGTTACTTGCTTTTGAAAAGTTTGCAAACGTTGGTTTACTTGTGTCAGCATCAGTATAGAAAACGCCATTCAGTGTACCCAGATTATTTGCATCTGTGTTTCCTGAAGCGAGTACAACACCATCCGCAGTTAATTGCACCATTGCTGCGTGCGAAATTAAAGCGGAAGAAGCTGCAACGCTGTACTCTGTAAGAGCACCTACGTTATCTGTCTGACCAACTTTTTTAATGGGTCTTAAACCGAACCCAGTTGTTGAAGCGTTAGCCATACGTTTTCTCCTTAAATGTACCTGCCCTTACGGGCCTCCAGTACGGTTTATATATTTCGCTGGTTTAGGAATTGTTAAAAAATTAACTTTTCTTTGAACCACCGAAGGTTACACGAGTATCTCTATCAACATTGATAGGCATACTCTTATGCTGTTCCTTCGCAAGATCGGCGTCTATTGCAGCCTGCTGATCCTGTGCTTGTCTAGCATAGTATTCAGTTCTTTGCTGCGCGATCTCCTCTGGTACCCTTGTCAGCACAAGGCCTCCGTGCCCGATAACCCCTGCGTATTTGCCATCTGCGATAGTTGGAAAGTCCTCTTCGGGATATTCATCTGATCTTACTAACTCATACCCGGATCTTAAGCGTCCTTGTATGTTTTTCGTATCAACGAATCCTAGGATTTCTGTCCTGACCCATCTGTGTCTATATCCATTTGGCGCGTTGGGCGTATCTAAGTACGACGGTGGAGTCCAAACTTTCGGTCTCTCTTGTGGAGCTACCGTTTTTGCTTGTGCTTCAACTTTTGTTGAATCACTTTTTTTTGCTTGGCTCGCACGAGTTGGTTGTTCTTTTTTCATATGCTTATACCTCCTTCGTGTTCATAAGTTGTTTCGCATATTCTTCTAGCGGCACACCTAATTTTTTAGCAATTGCTACTTGTGATGATGTGAGTCTCACTGATTTACGACTAGTCTTTGAACTACGCGTTGCAGAGGCAACTGTTTGTGTAGGTTTACTATTCGATTTGTCCATAGGTTTATCAAATTTATGCGGAAATTCCAACCTAATTCTTTTGTCAATTTCCGTATAATATTCTTTAGA